TCCGGCGCCAACCTGTCCGACGCCAACCTGTCCGACGCCAACCTGTCCGGCGCCGACCTGTGCGGCGCCGACCTGTCCCGCGCCAACCTGTCCGGCGCCAACCTGTACGGCGCCGACCTGTGCGGCGCCGACCTGTCCCGCGCCAAAGACGCCGCGGTAGTTACCGCTCGCACGCGAATCCTTCCCGAAGGTGCCTTGATTGGCTGGAAGAAACTGCGCAACGGCGTGATTGCCAAATTGCGCATTCCCGAAGAGGCCAAACGCAGCCACGCCTTCGGTCGTAAGTGCCGCGCCGAGTTTGCCGACGTGCTGGAAGTCATGGGCGCCGACGTGGGTATTTCCAAGCACGACAAGAACGTTACCTACAAAGCCGGCCAGCGCGTCACACCCGATAGTTTCGACGACACGTGGCAGAACGAATGTGCGCCCGGTATCCATTTCTTCATCACGCGCGAAGAAGCGGAAGCCTACGAATGAGCGCGATTCTCGCCATCGATCCCGGCTTGAGTGGCGCCCTGGCGGCGTACGACGGCAAGATTCTGTTGGTTGCCGATCTGCCCACGATCACGCACAAAAAGAAAACGCGCCTCGACTTGGGGCGTTTGAGGTCTCTCGTGTACTGGAAAGCCTTTGAGTTTGACGCGCACGATCTCCTGGTGGAGCAAGTGGGTACGATGCCGCGCCAGGGCTTAGCCAGTGCGTTCAATTTCGGGTTCACCAACGGTGCGATTCACATGGCCGCGTACGCAAACGCCATGACGTTGCACATCGTCACACCAACTCAGTGGAAATTCGGCGTGGGGCTTAACGCGGTGCCAGGCCAAGACCTGAAAGCACGCAAGAACGCATCGCGCGCCAAAGCAATTGAACTGTTTCCCCAGTACGCGGAGCTGTTTACGCGCGCCAAAGACGATGGACGCGCCGAATCCGCGCTGATGGCGTGGTGGTTCGTTCACAAGAGGATTTCGAAATGACCACCCAACCCCCTGACCTGAAGAAGCTGCGGGAAGTGCGTGACAGGTTGCGAGAGATTGCAAATCGCGATGAGGCTAAGGCCATTACGGTTCGCACCGATGATTTGAAAGCACTACTCGACGCCTACGAGGCCATCGCTAGGGATGCGGAGCGTTACAGGACGTTCGTAGAAATGATTGACCCTGACAAAGTTCCAGGCGGATTCACTTTGTATTACGCCATCGAAGAAGGAACGGATCAGCTTATCTACTTCAGCGATCTTGCCGAAATTCTCGACGCCGCCCGCCACGCCACTCAGGGAGACTGATATGGGAATTCCTCGCGATAAGCATGATTGCACTGGTGATGGATGCTTTGAGTGCAAACGCCTAATACTCATCGAAGCTGTACGAAAGCGCATTGAGAAAGCGATTGATGAAGCCTGCCAAGGCGGCGACATTTGGCTTGTTACTCGCCTATGCGCAACTAGCGTTTGGTCGATGATTGAGGATACGAAGGAGCTGACATGACCGACGAGACGAAGGGTGATGGGATGGGTGCGGCGTTTGAGAAAATACTGACTGAGCGACGAAAGGCATACACAGATTCGCGCATATGTGTTCCTGACCATGAAATGGCCTATTGGGAACATGGTTTCGAAGACGGATACCTAGCCGCCCAATCCGCGATGTGTGTGGATGAGGCAAGGCTTGCGGAAGCTGTTGCCTGTGTCGAGAACCATCTTTCAAGGATGAATCGCTATTACCACGAGAAAGTCGCGTGGCAGGTAATCAAAGACCACCTAGCCGCCATCGGTGGGAAGGAGTGAGCATGATCGCTGCGCTCTACGTCGAGACGGATGGGTCGTACTTCGGCCTGGATGGCGTTGACCCGTGGGACGAAGTTAGGGACGCCAGGCGCTATAGCGGTCCGCATCCTGTGGTTGCCCATCCGCCTTGCCAGCGCTGGGGCCGGTACTGGCACGGTGCGCCTAACAAACCGAACCAGTTTCGCCTGGGTGAGGACTACGGTTGTTTCGCAGCGGCACTGACAGCAGTGAGGAACTACGGTGGTGTGCTGGAACACCCAGCTCATTCCAACGCCTGGGAGTGGTTTGGTCTCAATGCACCACCCAAGCGCGGTGGTTGGGTTGTTGCAGATCGTTTCGGTGGTTGGACGTGCCACGTCGAACAGGGTCATTACGGTCATATGAGCCGGAAGGCAACGTGGCTGTATGCACGAGCACCGGAGCTTACTCAGCTTACCTGGGGAACATCAGGACAGCGCATTCACCCTGTAGCGCTTGAACGATATGGCTACGAGAAGGCCAGGCGCATTGGAATGATGGCGATGGTTGGCGGCAAGGATAAAACGAGAATCCGAAATGCCACGCCCCCTGAGTTCCGAGACGTGCTGCTGTACATCGCGCGTTCGTGCAAGCCCCAACCCTAACCCGAGTTCTAGGAGGATGTGTGGCCGTCTACGTTGACGACATGAAAGCGCCTTATCGGGGGATGGTCATGTGCCACATGACAGCCGACACGCGTGAAGAACTGGATGCGATGGCAGACAAGATAGGCGTGCAGCGAAAATGGATTCAGTACCCGGGGCGCCCCAATGAGCATTACGACATTTGCATGTCAAAGCGCGCTGACGCCATTCGGTATGGCGCTATCGAATGCACGATTCGTGATACCGCGCTTCGCTGCCGAGCGAAACGCACCTCGCTAACCCACCCCACCGCCTAACCATCGGAGAAAGTGAATGAAGATTTGGAGCTGCAAGATCGGTGAAGTAAATGAGGCGCTATTGCCTCCCGGCGCAGATTGTCCGATGCGCGATGCCATCGCCGAAGCGTATGAAAAGCTAACAGGCCAATCGCCTCAATTCATTTTTAGTGGATGGGGATCGGAGTTAACCGAAGGCGAGCGCGCCGTAGTAGAGAATCGCATGCCACATGATTCCGCTATGCGATGGTATGAGCGATACGGCGTATCCGAAGAAAATTGGGATGCCATGCTTAAGGTAGTTGTAGCTGCCAAGGCTATTGGTGATCACCTAGCCGAGTTCGGGAACCTTGAAGGCATCCCAAAGGTGTTTGATAGTCTCTATAGCTCCTTGGATAAGTGCAAGGATGCATTCGAGAATGGAGAAAGTGAATGAAGTACGTAGTGACGGAACGGGATGTCGAGCGGGCTGAGTCAGCTTATAACGCGTGGTGCGATGACAACGAAGAGATAGCTGGCGTTTGGCATTGCCATGAATCGCCTCTTCGATCTGCCCTCGAATTCTTCGCCCAGACGCTTGGCGAGCCGGTGGCTGTGCCTGACGAAATGCGCGTGCCACTCCTCTTTTCCAGCCCTAATCGGGAGGCGTACGCAGACGGCTGGAACGCCTGCCGCAAAGCCATGCTATCCGCCGCCCCTCACCACCCAACCACGGAGAAGGGATGTGAATGACGAGACGATGCGGGAGGATTTTGAGGAATGGCTGGCCGACGAGGTACGCCGAAACGGTGGTGTAGGTTTCGAGGCTGCATTGACGCATTGGGCATGGAAGGGTTTTAGAGCAGCTATGAACAACCGCGCCCAAGCGTCTGCGCCTGAGGGTGAGGCGGATGACGGCATGCCGAAGACGGACCGCGAGATGCTGGTCTATCTGATGCAGGCGTTCGACACCGAGAGTTGGCAGTGCCCGAAATGTGGCCACGATGAAGACACTGCCACAATGGATTCCGCGTACTTGCTCCGCGATTACCTCTCTAAGAACACCCGCAGCAACGCCGAGGCGGGAGAGGTGGAATTGATCCTAAGCGAAGTTTGGGGATTTATGTGTAACGAGCGCATTGACTGGGTTGATTCCGACAAGGGATCACTCGTAGATCGCATCGGTAATTACCTATCCATGCGTCTCGCCGCCGACCCCACCCACGACAAGACGAAGGCGTAAAACCCGGAGATACCCATCATGACTCAATATATGCACTGGAACGACCCGTTTGTGTGGTTCTGGATCGTCGCGATTGTTGGCACGATCCTGTATTCGATCAAGTGGAGAAAATGACATGACTATCTGCACCGGCATCAATCCGTCCGACATACCAACTGTCGATCTCAAATTGTTGGAACAGTCCTTAGTGGCACGTATCAACAAAGACCAGGCGATGCTGGCCGAGGTGCGCGACGCGCTCTATTCTCGTGCCAAATCTGTTGAGCTTTTCTCAACGGAAGAGTAAAATGTCAGCACATGGGCCACAAACGGAAACGCGATCTATGACGTCCCCGAAACGCCATTTTATCGTGCCAGACACGCAAGTGAAAAAAGGCGTGCCGATTGATCACATGGCGTGGATCGGTGCTGCTATTCGAGACTACAAGCCCGACGTCGTCGTGCATCTGGGCGACCACTGGGACTTCCCTTCCCTCTCCCGTTACGACGCCAAGGGCTCACTGGCCACTGAAGGTGCGCGCGTCGAAGACGACATCGCCTCCGGCAACGAGGCCCTGGCCCTCCTGACCAAGAGCATGGGTCGCTTCAACGGCCGCAAAGTCATCCTGGAAGGCAACCATGAGAACCGCCTCGTCCGCGCCATCAATGAGGATCCGCGCCTGGCTGGCACGTTGGGTTATCACCTGCTCAATCGCGAACGGCTTGGCTGGGAAGTGGTTCCTTACTTCTGTGGCGCGCCTGGCCAGGTCACGATCGATGGTGTGGTCTACGCCCACTACTTCAGCGCCGTCAACACCGGCCGTGCTATCGGCGGCACCGCCAACAACAAGCTCAACCACGTAGGCGAACCGTTCGTGCAAGGCCATGTCCAGGGTTACGACGTGGGGTCCAAGCAGTACGCCACGGGCAAGATCAAGCAAGGCATCGTGGCCGGCTCGGCCTACCTGCACGACGAAGACTACAAAGGCATGGCCAACAGCCATTGGCGTGGCGTGCTGGTGCTCAATGAGGTACGTGACGGCCAGTTCTGCGCCATGCCGTTGACCCTGGATTATCTCTGTCGCAAACACGAAGGCGTGCCGCTCGACCGTTACCTGCGCCGGAAGTACCGCAACGCGGCGCAACGTTTCACTCTTGCGAGGGCTGCAGCGTGAACCATATCGGAAAGATCATTGGCTCGATTCTCGGCGTGGCTGTTGTGCTCCTGGGTGCCTACATCGCCGGCTTTCAATGGCACCGCGGCTTCGAAGGTGTGATGGTTTATTTGATGACCATCATGGGGCTTGTGTTCGGCCTCACGGTAGGAGGCGTCGCCGACTCATGAAGAAATACATCCCTTTCGTTATTGGCGGTGTGGTGGGTGTGTTTGTTGTGGCCTCCTACGCGATGTGTGGCGCCACCTTCGCCATCGCGTTCACCGTGGGCATCCTGTTCGGCAACATTTCGGTCCTATTGGCCGTGAGGTCTCTGTGAACGCCAAGCCTAAACGCGAACCGTCCAAGTTTCCGCAGCAGAGCATCACGCTCAAGAGCATGGACACCGTGTTGCACCATGTCGAGCTGCTGCTGTTGCACGGCCATCAGGTGGCCATCATTGCCGACGGCGATGGTTGGTCCGTCTCCACCACTCAGCGTACGGGGCATGCGAACAATGGTTAGTATTCCCGGTTTTTGGCCGCCGCCACGTCCCCGCAGGCTTGCGGACAGGGTGCGCCAAGAAGAGGTCATGTCCCTGCCCACGGATGCCGCCAAGCGCGAGCAGTATCCGATGGCCGACGGCTTGCTCGACTACTTCCCCAATGCCTTGGCGGAAGTGGCGCGGTTGTCTAAGGTCGGTAACGACCAGCACAACCCCGGTCAGCCGATGCACCACAACCGCGACAAGTCCAGGGATCACGCCAACAAGGTGATCAAGCACCTGGTCGACCGCGGCAAGTTCGACACGGACGGCGTACGCCACTCCGTCAAGGCAGCGTGGCGCGCGCTGGCGCTGGCGCAGGAAGAGATCGAGCAGGACGAAGGCGTGCCACTGCCGCGCGGCTGCAAGGCACCCAAAGAACATCGACGCGTTGCGACACGTGAGGATCTCGACGCGGCTGGGCTCACACACCTCACATTGAGGGATTAGCGTATGAAACTCCCAAGTATGTTGTGGTTGTGCTTCATTCTCTTGGTGTTGTCTCTGGCCGAATTGGTCATCTTCGGCGTGACCTTGCTGTTGGGATTTGCTCACCAGTGGCTCGGCCTGTGCGCCTGTGTGTTCGTGCTGGTCGCGATCGGGTTCGTCGAAAGCCAGATGGTGCGTGAGTTCTGGGACGCGGAGACAGGCGAATGAGCGTGATGGAAGAGTTCAACCTGTTCGCTTTCCAGCGGGCCAGGAGCAAGTACCTCCGCCGCCAGTTCAAGGAGATGGAGCATAACGACTGGGTGGCGCTGGTTGAAGGCTACATGGCCCAGAACGAACGTCTGGAAGGGGAGATCCACGCGCTTGAGGATGAGCTAGGCGAACTGCGTGACTGAGCTTGCGCTGCCCCTGGATTGGCAGCTGGAAGGCGCGCAGTTTCTTGCCGATCGCACCCAGGCATTCCTTGCGGATGAGCCGGGCATTGGCAAATCCGGCCAGGCGGTTCGGGCGTGCGATTTAATTGGCGCTTGGAACGTTCTAATACTGGTTCCCGCAAGTGTGCGCGTTAACTGGCTGAACGAATTCAAAAAATTTTCACCGTTCGACCGTCAAGAAACCGCCGTTTTCGACGGAAAAACGTCACCGGGCGCCAGCGGCGTGACAGTGTGCTCCTACGACCTGTTGGCGAACAAGAAACTTCGTGCGTCTCTTTTGGCGAGACACTGGGATGTTCTCATTCTCGATGAGGCGCACATGTTGAAGACGCGGACCGCCTCCCGAACCAAGGCGGTGTATGGGCGCAAGAGTGATGGCCTGACCGGATTGATGACGTCGGCCACGCGTGTGTGGCGACTGTCGGGAACACCGGCGCCGAACTTTGTGGATGAGCTGTGGACTCATTTGCGCAGTGCCGGTCTATACCAAAAGAACTACTACGATTTTGTGGATGAGTTTTGCAGTGGATTTAAGTCAGATTATGGCTTTCGAATTACTGGCACGAAGAATGCAGAACGTCTCCGCGCCTTACTTGATCCTTTCATGTTGCGCAGGAAAAAATCCACTGTGTTGCCGAAACTGCCCCCGATCGAATTTGAAAATCACACGGTCGAACCGACGGCAGTGGATGCGCGGGCGTACTTCGGCACGCTCAAAGAGTACGACCCGTATTTGCACGAAGATATCGAACGCCAGAACGCGCAGTTAAAGGACGCGGTGAAAGCCGGCGACAATACGCTGGAATATCTACGCAGTGTCGCCACGTCGGTGGGCACCTTGCGCCGCTACATCGGCATTTCCAAGGTGCCTGGTTATCTGGCCGTGGTAAAACCGGAATTGAAAGCGCGGCGTTACGACAAGCTGTTGATCGGCGCATGGCATACCGATGTGATTGAGGCGTTGCGCGTAGGACTTCGCGACTTTGGCGCGGTCACGCTATACGGCGGCACGCCTGCGGACAAGCGCCAGCAACTGCTCGACAAATTCAAGACCAATCGCGCATGCCGCGTGTTGATCTGTCAGGTAAAGGTGGGCATCGGTTTCAATGCGACCGCAGCTTACAGGGTGGACCTGTTGGAACCCTCTTGGGTGCCTGCAGAAAACAAGCAGTTCATTGACCGGGCACATCGCATCGGCCAGGACTGCACGGTGACGGTGCGCTACTTCGGCTGCAACCGCAGTGTCGACGCAGACATTACAAAAGCGTTGGCATTGAAGGGACGCGAATTGGCCAAAGTTTTCGATTGACATATGCCGTTCGGTGTTGAGACAATATCAACATCGCGGCCACAACGAGTGACAGGAGCTTTCATGTTCACACTTACCATCCAGGTTTCGTCCATTGATGAAGCCGAGCGCATTCTGGCCGCGCTGAAGTACACCGCCGATCCCGCTGCTGTGCTGCAGGTGCAGGACCAAGTGGAATACGGCACGGCTAGTTACGGCTCGACAATGGCGTTGCCTTTGGGCGCCACGGTGATCGAACCGGATTCGGAAAATCCGCAAAAAAATTCTCCGGCAATCGAGCCGACGACGCGCAAGCGCGGCCGTCCGCCGAAGGCTGACCAGAAATCTGCTGCGCCGGTTGCAGAATCCGGTTCGGCGGCAATAGCGCCGACGCTAGAGAAACAGTCGGAAAGCGAGCCCGTCGTTCAGCCGGCGCAGCAGACCTACTCCATCGACGACGCGCGTAACGCGCTCAAGGAAGTCCAGGCCAAGTACGGTACGGCCGACATGTCCAAGCCCTTGGAACTGCTGGGCCAGTTCGGCGCCAACCGGATTTCGGAAGTGAACGCCGACAAGTACGCGGACTTCATTGCCGCTTGCAAGGCGGCCTGATGGCCAGCTGGTGGGAAATTGATATCCGCTCACGGGCCAAGCGGAAGCTTGGTCCCAAAGCGGCGTATCGCCCTCGTAAAGAGGTGGCGCGGGACATGGTCAGCGGCATCACGGCGTGGTGCCTGTACATGGCCACCAAGGACTACGCCAAGGCCAAGGGCCAAGCCCTGTACATCACGTACGAACTGATGGGCTTGGGCAACAGCACGTCCGAACGTATGCGCAATTCCAAACCGATCGCACAAGCCACGGCCTTGAAGATCCTGAAGTACCTGGGCACTGACGTGCGTGCGGTGTTGAGTAAATATCAACCGGAGTCTAAGTGATGGCTTACGCTACAGCTCAATTCGCTCATCCCGTTACGCCGCCCATTAGTAGTGTGGTTCTGGATCTTGAGCTCTTTGAGGCTCGTGTTCTGGCGACATTGCTTCGCCGCCATATCGCCGGCAAAGGAAAAGCTCGTCACGCGTTGGGCGGGATCTCCATCGCTTTGCGGTCAGCAGGAATCCAGGACGACGTCGGTATCGTTGTTTCCGAACGTGGCCTCGGCGCGGTTAATGGCGTGCTCGTCGTGACGGATTGTCTATGACCCTCCCGGCGCACTCTCGCGTTGGTGCCAGTGGCATGTCCCGCTGGGAGTTGGAACATTGCCCGGGCTCCGTGCAGTTGTCTGCCGGCCTGGAATCAAAGGCAGGTTACGCCGCGGCCGAAGGCACGGTCGCGCATTGGCTCGGCGAGCTCGCGCTCACGGGCCAGAAATACAAGGACAAGGTCGGCCAGGTTGTCGAACAGGATGGCTTCAATATTGAAGTGACCAAAGAGATGGTCGAATTTGTCACAGAGTACAAAGTGACGGTCGATGATCTGTCCGATGCCGACACCGTGCGTCACGTCGAGCACAAGTTCCACCTGAAGGATCTGCACCCTTCCCTGTTCGGCACGTCGGACTGCGTGCTGTGGCACCCCAAGCGCAAGCACCTGGACGTGATCGATCTGAAGTACGGCGCCGGGCATGCGGTCGAGGTTCACAGCAACCCGCAGCTGCAGTACTACGCCCTGGGAGCCATGGTCACGCTGAAGTACCCGGCGCAGACCATTGGCCAGCACATCTTCCAGCCGCGCTGTCCGCACAGTGATGGTCCGCACCGAACCACCGAGATCGATGCTCTGGAGGCATTGGACTTCGCGGGTTATCTGGTGGCGTCCGTCCGCGAGACGGAGAAGCCGGACGCCGCGGTGCGGGCCGGTGAATGGTGCCGCTACTGTCCTGCCGCGGGCGTGCCTGGCAAGTGCCCGGTGCATGAGAAGCTCCCGAACGAGTTGGCCAAGTCAGTGTTTGCGGCGGTGCCCGTGGCGATCGGCTACGACCCGCAGCAGCTGAAGGTGTGGCTCGATCGCCTGCCAATCCTGGAAGCACAGATCAAGGCCGTGCGCGAGTTTGCGTACGAGGAAGCCGAAGCCGGCCGCACACCGCCAGGCTACAAGCTGGTGGAGAAGCTGGGCCGCGAGAAATGGAAGCCGGACACCAACGCGGATGCGCTGGCGAAGGCGTACAAGCTGGCCAAGGATGATCTATTTGAAGAGCCCGAGCTCAAGTCCCCGGCCCAGGTGCGCAAGCTGGTGCCGGGCAAGAACGACAAGGAGCGCGCCGCCAACCTGGCCAAGTTCACGGTCAAGGAATCCAGCGGCCACGCCTTGGTTCACGAAGACGACAAGCGACCCGCTGTCAGCCTCACCGCACAGGCGGCTTTCGCACGCGCCGAGTGATGCGATTTTCTCAACCCTTAAACCCGTCAAAAGCGAGCAAACCGACATGACCGACAGCCAAGTGATCACCCCCGAATTCCGCGTCTCCTATCCGAAGGTGTTCAAGCCCGAACGCAACGAACTTAACGACCGCGATGAATTCAAGCTCACGGCTTTGTTTGCGCTTGGCGCCGATCTCTCAAAGCTCAAGGCCGCCGCGAAGGCCGCCTGCGAAAAGAAGTGGGGCGAAGACCCCAAGAAGTGGCCAAAGCCGCTGCGCGATCCGTTCAAGGATCAGGGCGAGCGCGAGAAGGAAGACGAGGACGGCAACCCGTACATGCCGGATGGTTACGTCAAGGGCGCAGTTTACCTTGAGCTGAAGACTCTCAAGCGTCCGGGCCTGATCGACGCCAACAACCAGGACATCATCGACGAGACCGATTTCTACGGCGGCTGTTACGCCCGGGCGCAGATCAACGCCTCGGCGTACGACAAGAAAGGCAACAAGGGTGTCGCGTTCTACGTGAACCACATCCAGAAACTGCGCGATGGTGATTCATTCGGGGGCGCGGCGCGCAATGCGGCCGACGTGTTCGAACCCGTGTCCGACGGCAACGACAAGCCCAATCCGTTCGACTAATCCCCTTGGCGCCCTCCGGGGCGCCTTTTCTCTTTTGTGGAGTAGGTATGGCCGTCCTTCACATCGATGACGAGACTCGCAGCGCCGCCGACCTCAAGTTGGTTGGCTTGGACAACTACGCGCGAGATCCATCGACCGATATTTGGTGCAAGGCGTTTGCGTTCGACAGTGACGTCACGCAGCTTTGGACACCGGATGGCGCCACAGACAGTAACGCGGTTAAGGCGGCACGTGAGCATATCCGCCGTGGCGGGAAGGTGTGCGCGCACAATGCAGCTTTTGAACGAGCAATTAGCGAGCACGTAACGCCCGCGTACGGGTGGCCGGCGCTGCAGATTAGCCAGTTGGTTTGCACCATGGCCATGGCCTACGCCATGGGCCTCCCCGGTAGCTTGGATGGCGCGGCGGCGGCACTCGGCATCGAGCAGCGCAAGGACGCCAAGGGCTCCCGCGTGATGATGCAGTTGGCCAAGCCGCGCAAGGTCAGCGACGACGGCACGCCCGTCTGGTGGGACGATGAAACCAAACTTCAAACTCTCTACGACTACTGCAAGCAGGACGTCGAGGTGGAGCGTGCGCTGCATAAGCGCATGGTCGAGTTGTCGGCCGACGAGCAATCGTTGTGGCATCTCGACCAGACCATCAATGCGCGCGGGATCCAGATCGATCGGCAGGCGATCGACGCCGCCATTGATCTGGTGACGGCCGAGAAGATCCGGCTCGACGAGGCCATGCGCAAGGCCACGGGCAACGTGGTGGCCGGCTGCACCGACGTGCGTCAGCTCACCGCGTGGCTGCGCTTCAACGGAGTGCAGCTGACGGGTGTGGCCAAGGCGGATGTCGTCGACATGCTGTCCGCCAATGACGTACCCGAGAACTGCAAGGAAGCCCTGCGCTTGCGCCAGGAGGCGGCCAAGTCGTCCACGGCCAAGCTGGTGGCGATGCGCGAGCGTGCCGGACCCGACGGCCGCATGCGTGGCCTGTTCCAGTACCACGGCGCCGCCACGGGCCGCTGGGCCGGGCGCGGCCCTCAACCGCATAACTTCCCCCGCCCTGCCCTCCTACACGAGCAGGACGACATCGAGGATGTGATCGCGCACTTCGGCCAGCCCGAGTACCTGCGCGTCTTCTACGGCGATCCCATGCCGCTGGTGGCTGACTGCATGCGCGGCATGATCGTGGCCGGACCCGGCAAGGAACTGGTCTGCTGTGACTACTCCAACATCGAAGGTCGCGTGCTCGCGTGGCTGGCCGGTGAGGAATGGAAGCTGCAAGCGTTCCGCGACTTCGACGCTAGCACCGGCGCGGACCTATACCTCTTGGCTTACGCCAAGGGCTTTCGCTGCAGCCTTGAGGCGGCCAAGCCGTTCCGCCAGGTAGGCAAGGTCATGGAGCTGGCGCTGGGCTACGGCGGCGGCGTGGGCGCGTTCCAGAAGATGGCGCGCGGCTACGGTGTGGTCGTGTCGGACGAGCGCGCGGACGAACTGAAAGTGGCATGGCGTGGCGCGCACCCGAAGGTAGTCAAGTTCTGGCGCGACCTGGAAGACGCGGCCATCCGCGCCGTGCAGGAAGGCGGCACGCATAAGGTGCGCGGCATTGCCTTCAAGGTGGCTGGCTCGTTCCTGTGGTGTCAGCTGCCGAGCAAGCGCGTGCTCTGCTACCCCTACCCCCAGATAAGGAACAAGGAGACGCCGTGGGGCACGGTGGCGCCGGCCCTCACATACATGGCCGTCAACGGCGTCACGCGCAAGTGGGAACGCTGCGACACCTACGGTGGATCCCTAGCCGAGAACGTCACCCAAGCCGTGGCGCGCGACATCCTGGTGGCCGGCATGCGCGCTGTTGAGGCGATTGGCGCACCGGTGGTCATGCACGTGCATGATGAGATTGTTTGCGAGTGCAATCTTCACGAAATAAGTGTTGACGAAATCGCAACAGTGATGTCAAATGTACCTCACTGGGCAACCGGACTTCCGGTCGCCGCCACGGGCTGGCAAGGCCAGCGCTACCGTAAGGATTGATGTGAATACCACCAGGAAACCGTGTTGTGAACGGAACCAGTGGACACGGCTTTTGCCACGTTGTGGCGGCGATCGAGGCGCGGCAACGCGACCTTTCGTGACCCTCTCCCGGCCGGGAATCCACCGACTCACCCCCGTAAGGGGTTCCACTTATCTGTTGGGGAAGACCATGAGCATTCCTGATAACGACCGAATCGCCGACCCGCTGGACCGGGCCGCTGCTGAGACGGAAAACATGATCGCCGCAGCGTTGACATTTCGGAAACCCTCCGGCCCTGTCGCTAACGGCGAATGCCACAACTGTGGTGCTCCGCTGGATGATGGCCTGCGCTGGTGTAACAAAGCGTGCTGCGATGATTGGGAGAAGGAAGAGCGCAAGCTCGCCGCCGCGGAGCGCGAGTGATGCGTTTCCAACTCGGGGAACTAGCCAAGTTTGTGGTGGCGCGAAATTCGCGCGGACTTGAATTCGTTGGCCAGCAATGCATCGTTACGGAACTCGGCCCGATCGTCGAAGGCACCGTCACGAACGGCCGACCAAATGGCGGGGACGGCGACTATGTGGTGCGATTTGCCACCGGTCCGGACGCTATCGTTCGCGACTTTCAGCTGCAGAAGCTGAATCCTCCTGAAGAGCCCGTCGAGATGACGCACCACGAGGAAGTGGAAGCATGAGTGTCGCTGACGCACTGCAGCTGGCGGCCCAGGGCTTCCACGTCTTCCCGTTGCAAGCCCGCGGCAAGCTGCCGCAAATCAGCAACTACACCGGCCAATCCACGCGCGATCCCGCGCGTATCGAGCGCTGGGCGCGTAAGTATCCCCAGGCCAACTGGGGCATCGCCACGTCCAAATTTGGTGATGGCGAGGCATTGCTCGTGGTCGATGTCGACTCACCCAACCATGGGGAGGGCAAGAAAGATGGGTTTCGAAGTCTCCTTGCTTTGGAGTTGGAAGGGAAAGATTTTCTCCCGACGCTTGAGAATGCCACCCCCACCCAGGGGCGTCATATTGTTTACCGCGTTCCTGTACCTGTTAAGCAGGGCGTGGATGTCCTGGGCGCAGGGCTAGATATTCGCAGCCACGGCGGCTACATCGTAGCGCCGGGCAGTGTGGTCGAGGCCGGCGAATACTTCGTCGATCGCCCGGCCGCGCCGGAGCCCGCACCGCAATGGCTGATCGACGCGTGCGGCGCGCCGCGCGCCCGCAGCGCCAGCCGTGAACCCAAGACCGGCGTCGATCCCGAGCGCGCGTACAAGCGCGCTGCCGCGTATCTGACGACGGCCGAGCGTTCGGTCAAGGGGGCAGGCGGGGATCAGTGCGCGTACCGCGTGGCGGCCCAATGCCTGGCGCTGGGCGCGACCAAGGAACAGACCTTCGATCTGATGCTGTCGGAGCTCTGGGACTACGGCTGTGGCTGGGCGGCCGATCGCCTGCAACAGAAGATCGCGCACGCCGCCAAGTACATGACCAGCCAGCCGGGCGCTGACGCGCCTGAAGCGGCGTTTGAACCTGTACCAGACACGGCGCCAATCGCGGACGGCGCGGCCAAGTTGCACCCATTCGATGAGCTCAACCGGACGTGGGCTCTCGTGATGACGGGCGGCGGCCACCACATGTTGTGGGAGACGACCGATGCCAAGGGTAATCCCATTGTCGAACACGTGAAGGAAGGCACGTTTCACACGTACTTGGCTTCGCGCGAGATTCAGGTGGGCAAGAAGACTGAGAAGCTCACCCAGGCGTGGATCGCCAACCCGCGTCGCCGCACCTACGACGGCCTGGTGTTCGCACCCGGCAAGACGGTCGACCCGCGCTGGTACAACCTGTGGCGTGGCTTCGACTACCAGTACAAGCCCCAGCCTGCCGGCCCCAGTGCCCGTGCGGGCAAAGCCGTACAGGCGTGGATCGACCACGTGCATCGGAATATCGCGCGCGGGGACGACGCTCTGGCCCAATGGTTCATCGGTTACATGGCGCACCTGGTCCAGCGGCCGTACGAAAAACCCTTGGTCGCACTCGTGCTCAAGGGCAAGAAGGGCACCGGCAAGAACGCTGTGATCGAACGCGTGGGCACCTTGTTCTCACGCAACATGGTGGTGGCTGACGACGATCGTTACCTAGTGGGCAACTTTAATAGCCACCTGGAAGCCTGCCTCCTGCTGGCGCTGGACGAGGCCAGCTGGGCGGGCGGCAAGAAAGTCGAGGGTAAGCTCAAGGGCATCATCACCGGCGCCAAGCACATGATCGAGCGCAAGGGCATGGAGCCCTACCAGGTGGACAACCTGACGCGCGTGGTGATCATCGGCAACGAGGACTGGCTCGTGCCCGCTTCCCAGGACGAACGCCGTTATGCGGTGTTCGACGTGGGCGAGGACGACATGCAGCGCCGCGGCTTCTTCGAAGAGATGCGTTTGGGCATGGAAGCCAACAGCGGCGAAGGCTACGGCCTGCTGCTGGACTACCTAG